CATTACTCCCACGCAGCAGCAGGATACTATACAAGTGCATTTAATGATGCTGCCATTGTTGTTCTTGATGCAATAGGTGAATACAATACCTCCACAATTTGGGTTGGAGAAGGTGACAAGATTACTTTAAAGTATAAGCAAAACTATCCTGTTAGTTTTGGCTTATTCTATTCTGCTTTTACACAACTAATTGGACTAATGCCAAACCAAGAAGAGTATATTATGATGGGTATGGCTGCTTATGGAGATTGGCAAAGATATTACAAAGAGGTTGACGAGTATTTCCCACAGTATGATCAACAAAAGTATAACTTTCATAAAGGAATTGATGACTGGGGCATGGAGATTACAGAGCAAGATAGGTTTGATATCGCAGCAGCAGTTCAAATGGTATACGAACAAAGATTAAATCAGTTCATGCGTATGGCAAAAAGTTTAACTGGGAAGAACAACTTGGTATTTATGGGTGGATGTGCACTTAACTCATCAGCAAATACATTGCTGTGGAAAATATTTGATATGATTTGGATTATGCCAAACCCTGGAGATGCTGGGAGTTCTCTAGGCGCTGCTGCTGCACTCTATGGCAAACATGTTGAATGGAAAGATCCATACCTTGGTTATGATTTAGGTGGAAAATATCCTATTCAAAAAATTGTTGAAGGGATACTTAAAGATGGAATCGTAGCAGTAGCAACAGGTAGAGCAGAGTATGGTCCAAGAGCGCTAGGTAATAGAAGCATTCTTGCTGATCCAAGAGACCCAGATATTAAAGATAAAGTTAATAGAATTAAACAAAGAGAACTATTCAGACCATTTGCACCAGTAGTACTTGCTGATCATGCTCACAAATGGTTTGATATGGATTTTGAAAGCCCATATATGCAATACACAGTCAAGTGTTTGCAGCCTGACAAGATACCTTCTGTAGTCCACAAAGATGGAACATCAAGAGTTCAAACAGTAACGAGAGAGCAACATCCAGGTTTATACCGTGCAATAAATAAGTTCTATTTACAAACAGGCGTTCCCGTATTGCTAAATACAAGTTTAAATATTAAAGGCCAGCCATTGCTAAATGATGAAAATGATATTGTTTTATGGGAACAGACATACGGAACAAAGATAATTAGATGATTAAAGATATTAAAAACAATATGATTGGGTCAGATTTTTGGCTTAACTCAGAAGAACTTTCTTTTTCTGAAATTACAAGAGAGTCTAGAATTCCAGATCGCTGGAGAAGATTTGACATGATAGATGATAGGTATAAAGTTCTTTTACTTAAGCCAATTAACACCTATGTTTCTGAACTTTATCCAAGACCTGAGATAGTCTTCATAGATAAGATTAGCGGAAGGGTGACCCTAAGACAAAAAACTCATGCAGAAATTTGGGTAAGTCCTTCAGAAGAAAATCTTTATGCACTAGACAAGACATGGCAAAGGCAGTTCTACCCCTCTAGTAAAAAATACACAAGAGATGATTGCTTTATTGCAACATATAAATTCTATGTTCCATGGGTTATAGATTCTGATATTAAAGCAACAGTTTCTTCTGTAGACAACAGCCCATTCAGCATAGAAAACCAAGAAATTAACTTTAATAGTTTAGATGGACTTACTTTGGTCGATACTAATTTTGTAGATTTTAAGATAAAAATTGAGGGTAGTCATATGGTTAATTCTAAATATGGTATCATTGATATAGGTACGCCAATGTATGATTTCACTTTTATTTTAAATTACAAACAAATGGAAAGGCTAGTTGCTCAATATGGATAATGAAAAAGAAATAGTCTTTATAACCTCTCTAAGTGAAGAGCACACTCTTGAGCCTGAGCCAGCCTATAAGAAAATTCCACAATGGTATAGAGATCTAGCAAAGCACTACATGTCAAACGATTTGGCCGACCTTGATCCAATCAATGACCGTGGGGGTGACGGATCTAATGTTTCTACTAAACTTTGCCTTCCGTTTCAAGATGCCATGTCTCTTGGATATATGTATTGCTTAGAAGACGATTTGTTAGTAGAGTTAGGTGTTGATGGAAAACCAAGGCTTTCTTGGAATACTCCAGTGATGATGGTAGACAAGAGGCCAAATGTTGATCTTGCTATTCCAGACGATGTTCACCCAGTACATTTTGGAATTAAGATGCAGTGGTTCTACGAAACACCAGAAGATTATTCTTTGCTTTTTACCATGCCAATCAACAGACCAGACCTACCATTCTGGACTCCATCTGGAATAGTAGACTCAGACATCTGGGGCTTGCCAGCATTTCTTCCATTATTTATTAAAAGAAATTTTGAGGGAATAATTCCAAAAGGAACTCCAATTGCACAGATGATTCCTATTAAGAGAGAACCTTGGAACCTTGTCATAGACAGGTCTCAGGAGTCAGTGGAGAAACACGAACTTAGGTCTGAGAATAGAAGGTCTCATATTACGGCACACTATAGAAAATTTGCATGGCGAAAAAAGCAGTACACCAAAAGCAATATGTAGTATAATTAATTACCTACCAAAAGGAGAAAAAATGATTGAGCAAAATTCACATGAGGTGTCGTCTAGACCCCATAAGTTTTTTGAAAGATATCTAGACAATGATCTAGGAAAACTTTCTAGTTTTTTAGAAGAAAAATATAAACTAATCCAAGAAGCCCAACTTCGTGGTGTGGATAAGTTAGGTGATGGAGAAATTTGGGTTGAGTCTGGAAGTCTTTCTACTGTAAAGTGGAGAGAGTACAATGTATTTCAGTTCTCAAGCCCAGAGATTTATAATATTTTTAAAGCAATCTCATCAGCAACTCGTGAGGCATGTGAGTATTATGGTATAGACTTTGATGCTCAAAAATATATGGTACAAGGATGGTTTAACATAAACAACTCAGAGGTTGGAAAGTTAAACTGGCACGACCATGGTGGTCCTTTTGCTCCACACTTCCACGGATACTATTGCGTTAATGCAGAGCCTTCAATCACTCACTACAGAATTAACGATGGGTCAGGAAGAGTTGTTGATAATGTTAATAAAAATAACAGAATGATTATTTCTGAAATGGGACACCCACATGCTATGGGAGATTGGGAATGGTCTGGGTCAAGAATCACTTTGGCCTATGACATTGAACCGCTAGATGCACTGATCAATAATGATTTAACAATTGAACAGCACTGGATTCCACTACTTTAATGAAAACTATATTTGTACATTTTTGGGGATACAAAAGCAAAGAATTGCCAGAGGCAGTCAATGCTCTTATATCAAACCAGAGTGGTCAAAACAAAGTTATTGTTTCCGTATACGATCAGGTGAATGTTTCTAGAAAAGAAAAGTTTAACTCTGATTTTTATGAACATGTCAGATGGGACAGAATAAACTCAAGTTACACTTTTTTAAATGATTCCATAAATTCTGCAGATACAGACTTTTTTATGTATGTAGATGGGGCAATTTATTTTCAACCAGGATGGGATCTTGAGTTGGTAATGGGTCATGGTGGCAGAGATGTTATTATTTCTGGCAGTGCTGGAATACATTTTCAGAAAGAGTCACACTTCTATCCACCATATCAAAGTTTTGAGTCATCAACTGCTACGATAACAAACTGGATAAGTCATGATTTTATATTTATGGATACACAGTTATTCAGAAAGTTTCCAGATATTTCTATGCTAAAGTACATAGGGCTAGAAGACATATTTTCTTTGTACGCAGCAGAGTTAGATATAAGGGTTCAGTCAATCCCTTCAGCATGGTGCAAAAGAATAGACGGCGGAATATTTAGCGCAGACTATATCCCTTTTTCTATAAAGCACAACTACGATAAGGTTATAGATATATACAAACAAAAGAACAATGAGTTCTTTGATGGCAAGTATTGTGTGGAAAGGCTGTCTTCCCTAGTAGGGTTTGACTTTTCTACCCTAAACTATCTTCCATATGCACATAATGATATTGTTTATGATCCAGACATGGAGATAGACAACATTTCTGCCGAAAGATTTTCACAAAATATAAGAAGTATAGGATAGTGGTATAATTATCATGGAGGAAAAATATGAATAGACCAATGATTGTAGAAAACTTTATATCTCAAGAGGATGCAGATATTCTTATTCAAGAAATGCATTCCCCGTCTGAGGTAAACCCATACCCAGAATACTATAAGACAAGGTTCGGTGGTACAGGATATCCCTATAACCGCAGGGTACTGGACATTCAAAAAAAGTATGCACTAAAATCCAACAAGATGCTGCAAGACCTGAATCCAAACGAGACAAAAGAAATAAAAACATTTAAGTGTTTTGGATCAACATGGAATCCTGGTGGTTATGGTTTAGCGCATATTGATGATCAAGATCCAGAAGCATTTATTGAATACAGTACTGTAATTTATTTGAATGATGATTTTGAGGGTGGCAAATTGTACTTCCCTAAATTTGGTTTTACTTATGTTCCTCAAAAACTGGCTGGAGTATTTTTTATAAGTGATGGAGAAAAGTGGAGACACGGAATAACATCAGTGGAAAGTGGTTCAAGGTCGACACTACTTTATATGCACACCACGCAACACGAGCATGTTGACCCAGACTTGGATTAAATATGACAATTAATTTTAGAAATACTACTTTTGCGATGTTGGAAAACCATCCAGATGAGAGTATGATTCAGTGGACACACTGCTCAAGAGATCATTACTTAAAGTTTGAAGAAATGTTTAGAAAGAATGTTTTGTTCTTTGATCCATTTCTTGTTGATACCTTTTTTGAAAAATCAGATTTTGAAGAACTTAAAGGTATACTAGAGTCAAAAGATGTAAAGGATATTGCCTATACAAAGCAGATGAATAAGTGGGAAGATGCAATAACAATTCCCCAACACTTCTTTGATAAGGCTATAAAAAGAACGCAAGATTTGCTGGGAACAAAAGATGTAGAGTTGGGTTATTACCTATACGCACATCATCAAATAACAGAAGAAGGTCGCAAACCATTCTTACAGGTTCACCTAGATTGGTCTCCAGGATGCTATATGGTTGACCTTCATATAGGTGGTAACCGTGACTGGGGATTTGTTGCACATGACAAAGAGTTTATAACAAAGCCTAATGATGCAATTATTGTTCAGCCAGAAATGGATTTTCACTATAGACCAGACTGGAATTCTGATGATCCAAAAGAAAACTACAAGGCTTTGTTCTTTCACCTAATTCGCAAAGATCACTGGAAAAATCTTTATGGTGATAAGTTTATAACAGATGCAGACTTTCTTGCTTTTCAGCGTCAAAGATTGGCTATCTGGCAAGAACTTTATGTGAAACATGTACAAAGTATTCCTGGGTTGCCATCACCAGTTTTTGGGGATGACTCAAATTTAACTGAGGATGATAAGAGATTGTTCAATGTAGAGAAAAAGGTGGTAATGTAATGTTTAAATATGAAAAACTTGGAGATGGTCTTGTATATTATAGAAACATAATTGAAGATCCATACAAGATTATAGAAGACATTGAGTCTCTCAATGACCGTGTCGTTAAAGACATTGCAGATGGAGTTAAAGATGCAGAGCATGGAGTAGCAAAGCCATGGCATAACTGGGATCATGCCCACGGAGATATGACATTGCATTTCTGCAAACAAAGATGGCTACCAAGAAGTGCTGATATGAGAAAAGAAGCAATGTATTATGACGAATATTCATCTATATCTGATAGACTTTTTAGTGGCCTAGACTCTAGTTATGCTCATTACTCAAAAGAAGTTTATCCATACGCTGCTAGAAGTATAAAAGGTACAGAAGATAACATGAGTATCCTTAAGTATGAGACTGCTGGATATCTTCCAGCACACACAGATCATGGTAGCAGCAGCAGGACGCTTTCTGTTGTAATGTATCTTAATGACGACTATGTGGGTGGAGAAATCACTTTTCCATATGTTGGTAACGGAGTAACAATTAAGCCAGAAGCAGGAAGCGCAATATTCTTCCCTTCAATGTTTGTTTATGTTCATGAGGTTGCTGCTGTAACAAGCGGAACCAGATATGCTTTACCAAATTGGTATCATAACATGAAGGATAAGAT